AGAACACCACCAGCAGTAAGGATCGGAGTCTGTGGAATAAGCTGATGAACTCTGCGCTGGGTAGGGCGGCAACTCTCAGGTCTCAAAAAAAGCACCCAGACAACGTGGGTGAGATCAAGGATGCTGTCAGCGATTTTTCCAAGAAGCACTCAAATCGAGAGCCAACCACTAGGAATCGTGCGGACAGCATGTTTGTGATGTTGTCGATTCCAAACAAGAACGAATACGAGTTGCCGTCCACAGGAATTCGCAGGCGCAGCGACCCGAATATGGACATCGTGAACTGGGCAAAGCCATCTGAATCTTTGATCCACGATTCGCATCGCTTGATTTCTAAGTTGCGTAGAAACGGTGTGAAGGACGCCCATCTACAGATTAGCTCTGGCGGGTCTGAGGTTTCAGACATCTACAGCTTTGGTTTGAAGGGCGGAAAGCCGTTCACGTCCAGAGGCAGATACGATGAGAGCCCCAAAAGCAAAGCAGGGGCTCTGCACAGGATGAGGCAGCACGTAAAAGGTTGGAATATGTACAAGTCGGAGGACAATGAGATGAGTGACCCAATCGATCAACTTGGTGCGTTGCACAAGGCCATGGGCGGCATCCCGTCCTTCATTCAGGCGCAGGGCGCGGGAGCAGGTAGCTCGCGACAGACTGCGTTTGGAGAGTTGCCCCCGCAGCCTCCCCGTGGCGGCCACAAAGATGGCGGCAAGACGTACACAGGCCCCAAGGGAGGCCGGTACTCCGACGCAGAGCACAAGCACTCGATTGGCAAGATGCGCGGCAAGGCGAGCAAAAAGATGCTTGGCTACTTGCGCGGCGTTCTTCACGCGAAGATGAAGGCGGGCAAGGCCACCATGGCCGACGTGCAGCGGTACACCTCTGCCGCCGGTCACAACTCACGGATGACGAAGTTCGGTGAGATGCCGAAGCCCGCTCCGCGTGGCGGGCACAAGCCAGAGGGCCAGACCTTCACCGGCCCGAAGGGCGGGCAGTATTCTGACCCGGAGCACAAGCACTCCATTGGGAAGTCCGAGGGACGCATGATCGATCCAGACGCACTCAGCAAGGGGATGTCCAGCTTCTACCTGACCGGCAAGGGAGGCTCGCTGCCTGACAACTACCTCGCGGAATACCTCGACAGCTTCATCAACGAAGCCTACGAGCATGAGAGGTCGGAGCACGCGCACACGGATCCGAATCTCGTGGCGCACAGCAGCAATCTCACGGGCTACATGGCTCAGTGTGTGTTCTCGGAACTGATGGCATTCATTCCGCACAACGCGAATCTCAAGAAGGCGTGTACCAAGCTCAAGGTCTCGCGTGAGTACGTGGAAGAGCGCATGCGCTACCTGAATCTGATTCACATCGACAGCGAGAACCAGAACGCCAATCAGAAGGCGTCCACATCTGGCTACCACCCAACGCCCATGGCACTGAGCATGGACGGAGAGAAGCACGTTGGCTTCCTGGCAGAGCAGGAGCACCGTGAGTCGATGGAAAAGGCGTTCCGCACTGTGAAGGCGCAGAAGGTGAACCTGGATTCCGGCCCAGACCCGATGGAGCTTCTGCAAGCTACGTTGGAGAAGAGCGAGTTCCATGTGAGCCTCGCGAGGTCTGCGGACGGTGCTACGGCAACCCTTGATCCGAACTGCCTATTTCATGGTCGCGACATTCATACGGATCCTGGTATGTTCCCTCAGTCGGTGACAGGCAATGAGTGTACCTGTCCCAAGTGAGGTGAACCGTGGGTGTTCTGGATGGGCTTGCTAAGGCGGTAGGCGAAAGCGTCAAAGCGTACAAAGACGCTTCTGGCGTTGACGACGAGGATGACGACGACGGCGAGGATGTCTCACCGGAGCAAATGCGCTCCGCGTTATCGAACGCTGGCATAGGCCCTGACCAGCAACAGGAGCGGCCCACCAGCTTGACCGACCAGGCTGGTCTGGGCGAGCCAACAGATGAGAAGCCACGCGGCCTCTTCCACGACCCGTACTCAGTCATGGATTGGGGAGGCTGGCGCGAGAAGCCCACACAGCACACCTACGAGACCCTGCGCCAGATGGCGCAAAAGAACGTGGCCGTTGCTGCGATCATCCAAGTACGCACCAATCAGGTTGGCCAGCACGCGAAGCCGCAACAGGATCGCTATGACCGTGGCTACAAGGTTCAGCTTCGCGATCGGCGTGATCAGTCCCGCATAATGAGCAATCAGGAGCAGGCGCAGTCCGCTGAGATTGAACGCATGCTGGAGACCACAGGGTTCTTGCTGCCAAACGAACGCCCATCCGACCGCGACAGCTTTCGGACGTTCTTGAAAAAGGGCATTCGCGACATCTTGATTTATGACCAGTGGTGCTTTGAAAAGATCAGGGACCGTAGTGGGAAGATCAGCCGCTTCATCGCGTTGCCGTCCGAGACTATCCGACCAGCAGTCGCAGACATTGAGCACATGGACGCTGCGGAGCTACGCAACCGGGTAAGTCACGTCCAGGTTTATGAGGACAGCGTGATCGCGGAGTTCTCCCCAGACGACATCGCCTGGTGTGTAACCAACCCACGAAGTGATCTGCGCAGCAACACGTTTGGGTTCTCGGCGGTGGAGCAACTCACAACCGTCATCACTTCGTGGCTGTTCGGATTCGAGTACAACACGAGGTTCTTCACACAGGGCTCCGCGATCAAGGGACTGCTGAATATCAAGGGCGCAATCCCTGATCGTCAGATGAAAAGTTTTCGTCGTTTATGGTATTCGATGGTGAGCGGAGTTAATAATGCCTGGCGAACTCCCATCGTAAACTCGGAGGATGTGCAGTTCCTAAACATGCACTCCACAAATCGCGAAATGGAATTTTCTGACTGGATGGATTTCCTACTCAAGCTGTCGGCAGCAATTTTTGGCATAGACACAATGGAGATCGGGTTCATCTACGGCAACACGGGACAGAAGGGCGGTCTGAATCAGTCACGCCCGAACGAAACCGAGTTGGCCGAGTCAAAGGACAAGGGGCTTGTGCCTCTCATGGAGCATATCGAGGATTCGATCAACGCCCACATCATCTGGGAAATGAATCCTGACTTTGAGTTCAAATTCGTCGGGCTCAACGCCAAGGAAGAGGGCAAGCAGCGCGAAGCCTGGGACATGGAGAGCAAGGCGTTCAAGACGATCGATGAAGTTCGCGGCGAAATGGATCTCCCGCCTCTCACGGATGGTTCCGGCAACATGATCCGCGATTCAGTTTGGTTGCAGAACAAGCAGGCCGCAGACCAGGCCGAGCAAGGCGACGATCAGGGTGGTGATGACGGCGCGTTCGGCAGCGAAGGCCCAATGGACGAGTTGCCTGGTGACGACGAGGATGAGGACAGCGACGGCAATGAGTTCGACGGTGACAGCGAAAACGGATTCGATGATGATTTTGGCGACGACGTTGACCAGGACCAGGAGACTCCCCCAGGAGAGCCCGAGCCGCCAGCGGAGCCAGGGGAGCCCGCGCAGCCGCCAGAACCCTCAACTAGCCAGTCCCAAAAGAAGGCGGCGGATGCAGAGGCAGAGAAGTCCTTGGCGAAGCTCAACAGTCTGATCGGGGCGAACCCGCGAGAGCAGCTTAGGAAGTCCCGCACGAAGCGCACGAAGCGCGGCGGCAAACAAATCATTGACATCGTGTTAGGAGAGTCCGATGGGAGTTAGATCCAAGATTGGTTTCGACATCCAAGTGGGTGCGGAGAACAGCCTCGACAACTTAGTGTTTGGTCGCGCTATCGAGGAAGCCCTCGATACGATGGACAAACACGTTTCCCTTACGGACGACCTGGCCGCTAGTGAGACCCTTGTGCTGGACAAGGGTGGGATCACTACGATCCGTTTCATCTACATTGAGGGTGACGGGGACATAAACGTGTTCTTGGGCGGCGGTGCTGCGACGACCGCGCTTGTGACCGGCGTTGGTGGCGCGTTCCCGACCGGATTCGTCGGTGGCGAATGGTTGGACCTGGAAATCGATGGTGTGGCGTTCCGCACCACGTTCCTGGTGACGGATTCTACGCTTGCGGATGTGGTGAACCGAATCAACGCTGCTGCGGCCTTTGCTGGCCTGAGCGGGCTGGTAGCGAGCGACAGCGCGGGCGAGCTTCGGCTTACGAGCCTGACAACGGGCACCGCGTCCATCGTCAACGTCGTCGCCTGGCAGACGGGCAGCACGCCCGCAGTCGGCTCCATGACGGCGACCACGGCGGCTCTCACGCTGGACACGGAGACTTTCACACTGGATGACGGTGTGAACCCGCCTGTGGTGTTCGAGTTTGACAAGGGCGGGGGTGTGACGGCTGGAAACGTCGCGGTGGACATCACCACAGACGCCACCGCGATTGACGTAGCCGACCGGATGATCCGTGTGATCAACCAGACGTTGCTACTCGACCTGACTGCGGCCAACGCGAATGGCACCACGGCGCTGGTCACGATCACCAACGACACGGACGGCCCTGCGGGCAACGTGACGACCTGGGCCGACACAGTGGCCGACGCGGGCTTCGTAGTCGTACAGCCGGTCGGAGGCACCGCCAGCAACGTCTTGGGGCTCACAGCGGCTTCTACGGCGGGCATTGACCCAACCCCAGCGCAGTCCCCCATGGTCCTCAAGCAAATGGGAGACACATCCAATCCGAGTGCCGTGGAAACGCTCAAGGCGTTCCTCCTGGTGACGGCGGAAACCACATCTGTAACGCTGGTGAATCCAAATCCAACAACGCCAGTTAGGTATCGTGCGCTGTTGCTTGGCGACCTCGTAGATCCGGCGACACTCGATTGCTGAGAGATGCGAATACGTGTAGAGGCCCCCGCAGACATTGACTCCCTGGTAATCGCGCAGGGTGTGGTGGGGCCGCACGTTCTACTCAAGGCAATGTACAGCAAGGCGTGGGAGGAACGCCCGTTTGATCGCTGGACGGCGATGCAGGAGTTGTACGAGCGCGTGCTCAAGCTCTATGACGACCACATCAAGAAAATGGTTGCAGAGATCCACAAGGAGCTTGGGGTCAGCGGGCTCAAGAAGGCCAGAGGCCCGAAGCCAGCCCTCACCGCAGCCCAGGTGGCCAAGCTCGCGAAGTTGATCCGCGACTACCACACGGGCTTCGTGATCCAGATGGGCGCTGGCGACGACATCAACAAGATAGAGTTCAAGCGCCTGGTCAAACTCGGCGTCCTGCCGCCTGAGTCGCTTGAGGTGGTCAAGGATTCGCATTCGTTCGGGCAACTCATGGCGCGGTTGTCCGAAATGGATGACGTTGCGAAATCCAAGAAGCTAACCTACGAGGCGTTCCGAAAACGCATCAAGGAACGCCCGATTGCTCTAAGCCCAGCAGAGATGGGCGCAATCGAGTGGGCGAATCGAGCGTTCGCAGTCTACACGTCCAGCAGAGGTGATAAGATAGCAGATGAGTTCTCTAAGCTGTTTATTGAGGCCGACACAGCAACGCGGCGGAAGTTTATGGCGGCAACAGCGTCGGAGCTTGCTGAGAACATCGAACGTGGCAAGACAGTGCGCCAGCTTGCCAGCGCCATTG